ATTATTATCATTAGTAAGTGTATCTACAATTGCTTCAACATCAACAGCAAGTTTATCTTCAAATGTATTATTATCATTAGCAAGTGTATCTACAATTGCTTCAACATCAACAGCTAGTTTATCAAATACATTAGCAAGTTCACCATTAATTAGTAGTCCAATAATTTTAAGTTTTATTCAAATTCCAAGAATACATGAAAATATATTTGATTTAACTGGACCTGCTGCAAGTGCAAGTAGAAGTTATCTTTCAACAGGAAGAACTATAAGTCATGATTATAGAAATGGAGGAATTGTTTTTATGTCTGTTGCTTCAAGTACAGCAGCAGCAAGTATAACATGTGGCTTACATTTATTGAATCTTCCAAATACACCTAACAATCAAATTTTAGCATGTACAACAACTTTAATAATAAATCAAAATAATGGTTCAACAACTAATATGAAAGCTTGGATGAGAACTTTAAGTGTAAATGGAGCACCACAAACTATGGAAATTATAGGTGCTGCAATGCCATCCATATCTGCTACTACAAGTACAGTAATACAAACAATAACAGTTTTAAGAAGTGCAACTACATCTTTAAGAGCATTCACAAATGTTGCTGTAACAAGTACATTATAAATTAATTAATAAATAGTGATGAACAATTATTATCATCAATTCAAAAATGTATTGATTTAAAATATTTGTCAAATTAAAATATATATTAATTAAAAATATATATATTAATTAAAAATATATATATTATTTTTTATAAATTAAAACCAAATCAAATAACATTTTAGTTCGTATTTCTAATATTTTGTGTAATTTATTTAATTTTGAAATTTCATTTTTTAAAACAAGAGTTATTAAATTTTTCATGAAAGATTTTTTATGCTCTTTTATTTTATTTTGTGTATTTTCAAGTAAAACACAAATTTCATGAACAATTTGTGACAGTGAAATAATTGCAAATTTAATAGGCTCATCAATTCTATCAAGTATTTTTATCACATTATCATTTAATTTTATAATAGAATTATCATTGTCAGAAATTGAAAGATCTTCTGATGAAATTAAATTTTTATTTGAAATAATTATATAATCTGTATGACACATTGAATTTAAATTTTCAAATGTTTGTTTGTCAATTTCTTTTTTTAATATTTCAAATTCATTCCGATCATCACAATATTTGGATAAAACATCAAGAATAAATGAATTTAATACTTTTAATTTTTCATTCAAGTCATAATTTTCCACATAATTATTAAAAATGACACAATCAGGTTCAACATGTTCTGAAATAAATTTAAAAACATTTTGTGATGAAGATATGGATGTTGATAATGTTGTAATTGAATAACAAATTATATTACATAATAATACAGGTGTTCCAGCATAATAATACATAGATAATAAATCCATTGTAAAATATATATTTTATAATTTATATATATTTTATTAATTTACAAATAAAAATACAAAAATTATAAATTTATAAATATAAATGACATTTTATGTATATTTATTATTATCATCAAATGGTGCAACTTATGTTGGAGCAACAATTAATTTAAATCGACGTTTAGAACAACACAATAAATTTTTAAAAGGAGGTGCTAAAGCTACTAGCATTCGTGTTGAAAGAGGAGAATTATGGATAAGAGTTTGTCATGTAAAAAATTTTCCTGATTGGAAAAGTGCATTACAATTTGAATGGCGTTGGAAACAAATAAGTAGAAAAATTAATGGTTCATTTAAATCACCATTACATAGACGTGTTAAAGCATTAAAAATATTATTAAATATGGAAAAATCTACTACTAAGGCAATAGCTTTCAACGAATGGGAATTTCCACCTGAAGTAATTGCTGAAGATGATGAATTTAGAGAATTGTGGAGTGTTGATAATATTTAATTGTTTTGTCATGATTATTTGTTATTTTATTTATCTTATTTTTGTTTCCAATTGATGTAATTTTAATTCATTCCAGATGGTTCTTCAATATACCAAGATGGTGGTGTTAAATATATATTATTAGAAGAACCGCAAGAATTAGCAAATGAAGTAATACTTGTTCCAGCAGCTGATTGACCTGTGCCATTTGAAACTGCAAATGGAAATGGTTTTTGCCATCCCTTTGGATTTTGACATTGTTGTTGAATTCTTAAAGTATAATCACTTGAATCTTTTGGTTGATAAATTGTTTTTGTATATGGAGCAATTGATTGTTGAATAACCATTTTATAACCACGAGGATTTCCTGTTGTTCCATGTTTACATTCACATTTATAATAATTTTCATATAATGCAGTATTATTGACATCATACCAACAATAATTAGCAGCAGATTTATTTTGAATATATAATCCTTGACTTGAAGTTTCAGTTTGATTTCCAGTATAAATAGGTTGAACCCATGTATTTGGATATTTTCCAGTTAAAATACCTTTATATTTTTGTCTGATCATATTTTTAGTAGAAACAACACTAGGTTTAACAAATTCCCATTGATTTCCTTCAACAGTAATTTTTCCATCACCAGCATTCAAAACAGGAATTGCTTGAAAATATTGTCCACCACAACCTCCACTTCCATAAGCATATTGTCCTCTATATCTGGTTCCTTGTTGTGACATTTTCATATCTTTGCCAACCGATATCGAACGATGAGATCCATTCAGAGAAAATCCAACAGGACCATAATTATTTATTGATTCAGTAAGCATTATATCTTTTAGTGTATTATTTCCAAATGGACCCTGAGGTAACCAATATCCACCTGGTGGTTTTCCTGATCTTTTAGTTGCAGAAGAATATTTATTAGTTGATTTTTTCTTAAATGTTGCTAAAGACATTATTATATTTATGAAATATATATATATTTTAAAGTTTTATATATTTTAATAATTATTATATATATAAAATATGATTGATGAACGTGTAGAATATTTATATAAAAAAAGTGGTATTGATACTTTATGTATATCAACTGGTGAATGCAATTCATTAGAAAATATATTTGAAACAAACAATATTAATGAATGGAAAGAACATGAAGAATATTTTTCTTCAAATTATATACATTCATTTATTATTTCTATTCCTGGTTTAAAAACATTAATATTAAAAAATGGATTAGAAAAAAAAATAAATGTACCTATTTTTCATCATTCATTTATTATTTTACCTTATGATAACAGCACATTTAGAATATGTGATTCATGGGAAGGAATTCATTTCATGAATTGTAGAGAAAAAATTTTAACATCAAATCAAATTGTAAATTATATAAATGAAATATTTAATGGGAGTATTACAAATGAAGATTTTAATTATATGTTCAATGATGATTATAACACTAATTGGGAAAATGATATAAAAAGAATTGAAGAAATGGGAGAATATTCTACTAATTTTTCTGCAGATAAATTATTAGATGGTGTAAGAAAAATGGAACAATATGAAAATATAAAAAAAAAATTAGTTATAAAAGTATTTGATTTTTCTAAACCAAAACAAAATATTGGAGGAAAAAAATATAAAATAAAAAATAAAAAAAAATAGCTAAAAAACTAAAAACTAAAAAAATAAAAACTAAAAAATAAAAAAATGAAAAAATGAAAATTATAAAAAAATGAAAATTACAAAAATAAAAAAATAAAAATTATAAAAATAATAAATATCTGTTATTAACATCATTTTGCAAGCATCTTTTCAAAAAATAATACATTTTAGTATTTTTTATTGGTTCTATTAAATTTAATATATTTTCATTTGGTTCATAATTTAATTCTTGTAATTTAGTTCCAAATAAACAATGTATTATTAACAATCCTAAACTATAATAAATACATTTATGGCTAATTTTACAAGGTAATTCATTAATATTCAATATTTCTGGGTTGTTAAAACATATGTCATTCACATTAATATATTTATAAACAAGTAACATTTTATCATTTGTATGAATGTCAAATTTAAGTAATTTATCACAATTAATAATTAAAAATACATTATTATCAATAACAATTAAATCATTTAAATCAATTGAATAAAACCCATAATTATTTTCAAACAAATAATTAATTTGAATACTCAATGAATTAATAATTTGTAAACATTGTTCATATGTTAGTAAATTATCATTTTCATTTAAATAAGTAGAAAATAGTTTAATAGATTCACAATTAATAAAAATTGATGATTTGTTATTATTATAATAACCATGTTTCATAAATAATAAAATTGATGAATATATTATGTTAGACTCATAATTATTAATTTTTAATTCATAAGTATAATTATTAATTTTTGTTAATTCAATCATATTTAATTTATTATTAAATAATAAATTAAAAGTATTTAAATTATTACAATGTAAATAATATAATGCAAATAATATAATTAAAAATAATATAATTAGAAATAATATAAATAATATAATTCAAAATAATGTAAATAATAATCAAATAATAAAAAAAATTTTATTTTTCCCCTAAATTTTGATAATAATGAGCATATTGAGTTACAAACATTACACCAACTTTTTTATTTTTCCAAGTATCTGTTTTTTCTTTAACTTCTTCTGGTGTCATTTTTTTTTTATATAATCTTTCCATACCTTCAACAAATTTTTCTTCCAAATGAGGAACACATCTTTCATCATCTACATCAGCATATAATAAATAAACTAAATCTAATACACTATCTCCAATTCCAATTATTCTTTGTGGAATATGTAAATCATCAATAGTCATTTCAAGTGGATTTATTTCTGATTCAATTAATTCGTTCACTAATGTTTGATATACTTTTAATTTTTTTGGTTCAAGTGTAACATTTGGAATCATATCAGTGTGAAAAAATGGAACTTCACGATAATATTTAACTAATTCATAAAATTTTTTTTTTCCTTCTTCTTGTGGAACATTTGAAATAGAGATACCAAATAATAAAGTTTCAAAAATATTGAGTGCTGCATGTTCGACTGGTGTTGTTTCACCCGGATTTTTATTAAATCCCATAGGATATTCATCAATTGCAACAATTGGCATTAACTTGTTAAACTCAGGATGTTCTTTTAAAAAAGTTGTGACTTGAGCATACCAACCTCTGTTAGTAAATTTTGTTCCCAAAACTTTATTAATAATTTGTTGTGTTACTTGTTCTGATAATTGTATAGACATATTTATATTGATATATAATATAAATAAACTTTATATTAATTTTTTGTAATATTATTTTAATTTTACATTTTAATAAAAAATAAAAACATATAATATAAAATGAAAAATTTATTTTCAAAAAAAAATGTTGAAACATTCATTCAATTATTTTCTGCGTTAGTAATTTTATGGATAATTATGTTTATTATTCCAAATTTATTTGTTTTTTTATTTGATTCTTATATTGGAAATTTGATACTCATTGGATTAATTATATTATTTGGAATTTACAATTTAAGATTTGCGATTGGATTTGCAATAATAATTGTTATATTATATAGATTTAATTATTTATCAAGATATAGATTGAATGGTTTTATTTTATAAAAATATATATTTTTAATGTAATATATATTTTTTTTTTATTTTTAGTTTTGTAAAATTATAAATATATATTTTAATTAAAAATGAATAAATATAAATTAAAATTTAAAATGAAACAT